CCGCTGCGCGAGAGAGTTGAATAAAGCTGTTTCCGGGCTGTTGGGGGTTGGCGCGGGTTCGGGGGCCGGGCGGAGGTTTCAGCCTGGGAGGAGCTGATTGCACGCCGCGGCGGGGGCGTTACGCGGGGTTCGGCGGGTACGCTCCCGCGGGGATGGCGCTCTCGGAGTCGGATCGGGTCAGGATGTTGGAGGCTCTCGCGGTCGATATGACGTTGAAGGCGACTCAGCGGCTGCGTGCGATCGAGGAGCTGGGGCGGATCGAGTCGCGGCGGCGGATGGCGGAGGGTCGGGGCGGGCAGGACGACGGCGGCCGGGAGGATGCGGCGGATCCGATGGCGGATCTGTGGGAGCCGGAGCTAGAGCGTCGTGTGCGGGCGCAGGCGCGGGGGCGGCGGGGTCGGGCGCAGCGGGCGCAGGCGTGACCGCGACGGTCGTCGCGCTTCCGCGGCGGGGTGCGCGGCGGAAGCGGCCGCTCGTGCCGTTCACGGTTGAGCACTTCCGGGTGTACGCGTCGCGGCTCGTGTTCGATGACGGGGACCGGCGGGATCCGGAGGACTGGCAGCTCGACTTCGCGCGGGAGGTCTTCCGGGGCTGTTCGGCGGCGTATGTGCCGAACCCGTGGGAGGTGCGGGAGGCGTGGTTGCTCGTTCCGGAGGGGAACGGGAAGACGACGCTCGTGTCTCAGCTCGCGTTGTACGGGGCGGACTGGGCGATCCGGCCGTGGATCCCGGTCGGGGCGTCGTCGCGGGACCAGGCGAAGACGTTGTATACGCAGGCGAAGGGGTTCGTCGACGACACGCCGGGCATGGATAAGCGGTTCGTCTGCCATGACGGGTACCGGTCGATCCTGCCGCTTGATCCGGCGACGGGCCGGAAGCGGTCGGGGCGCGGGATCGAGATCAATCCGTGGGATCCGGCGACGAACGACGGGACGATCCCGTTCCCGTTCTTCATCTGCGACGAGCTGCATCGTCATCCGGACATGAGTCTGTGGCGGCTCTGGAAGGGGAAGGCGCGGAAGCGTCGCGCGGTCGGTATCGGGATCTCGACGGCGGGCGCGCCGGGGGAGGAGTTCGAGGAGGCGCGCGACAGGATCCGCGAGGACTGCGAGCGGGTCCGGAAGGCTCACGGCGGGACGCTGTACCGGGGGAACCACATGGCGATGTGGGAGTACCGCGTGGAGGATCCGGAGAGGGCGCTTGATCCGGAGGTCGTCGCGGCCGCGAACCCGCTGTCCCTCGTGACGGCGGAGTCGCTCGCGGAGGAGCTGATGTCGCCGACGCTCGACCAGGGGGAGTTCAAGCGGCTGAAGGGCAATATCCCGGCGCGGTCGTCGTGGTCGGCGATCACGGACGAGGAGTGGGGGAACGCCCGGCTGATGTTGCGGCCGGAGGAGCTGGCGGAGCTACTCGAAGGCGAGCGGTGCGACGCCGGGCTCGATCTCGGCTGGAAGCTGGACACGACGGCCCTGGTCGCGGAGTTCACGCTCCCGGACTTCAAGTTGTTGGCGGAGGCGCAGCTAGCGGTGCCGCCGCGGGACGGGACGTCGATGCATCCGGACAGGGTGAAGGCGCTCCTGTTCGACCGGATGAAGGCGAACCCGATCGACGCGCTCGTGATGGATACGTCGGACGGGGAGGACATCGCGGCTTGGGCGGCGGACGAGCTAGGCGTGACGGTCGTCGACCGGCCGCAGTCGAACGATCTCGCGGTCGTCGACTACAAGCACTTCATGCGGGACCTCCGGGCGACGGAGGCGCAGTGGAAGGTCGTTGAGGTCCCGGGGCCGACGTCGCGGTCGTCGAAGCGGAAGGTCCGGCAGCGGCTCCTGCCGTTGCGGATCGTCCGGTCGTGTCCGATCTTGACGCGCCACTCGATGAACGCTCTCGCGCGGCGTCTGCCGCGGGGGGACATCCGGTTCGACCGGCCGACGTCGTCTCGCGGGTCGGTCCGGAAGCAGGACACGCGCGTGATCGACGCGCTCGTGAGCGCCGGGATGGTCAACACGTACACGAACCGGCCGCCGGAGCAGGGGTTCGACCTCGAAGCGTTCCGGATCGGCTCGATCTGAGGGGAAGTTTCCGAACATGGAAACAACGGAGCAGCGCGAGGAGCGCATCCGCAGGCTGGACGAGGGCCGCGCCGCGCGCGGGCTCTCCGCGACCGTTGAGCCTCTGGGGCCGGTCGAGGTCGCTCCCGGTCGCGGCGATCTGACGCGGTCGAGCGTCCCTGTGGGGCCGTCGAGTCCCCTTCTGCCGTCTCCGTGGATCCCGCAGGCGACGGACGTCGGGATACGGACGGTCGACGGCCGCCAGATCTCGTACGCGAAGCTGTTCGCGGAGCAGGCGTGGGTCGCAGCCGCCGTCATGCGGCAGTTGACGTGGGCGGTCCGGGTTCCGTTGAAGGTGTACCGGCGGACGGGGGAGGACTCGCGCGTCCGGCTTCGCGACGGGGAGCATCCTCTCGCGACGGGGATCGCTCATCCGTGGGAGGGCGGCTACCCGGCGGCCCTGACGATGGCGCTCCTCGGGCCGTTCCTCGTTCACGGCAACAGCGTGACGCGCCTCGTCGACGGGCGGCAGGCGGTCGCGTTCGAGCCGAACGACTGGCGGACGACGACCCCGGTGAAGTCGTCGCCGAACAGCCCGCGGATCCAGGGCTGGCAGCCTCATGATCCGGACACGGGGGAGAAGGGCCAGGTCTTCGGCGCGGACGAGGCGGTTCACGCCGCCTGGTGGAGCCCGCTCGGCCCGGAAGGCGTCAGCCCGCTCCGGCAGCTCGGGACGTCCCTGCGGATCGAGGACGCGGCGACGCGCTACCAGTTGGCGCAGTTCCGGAACGGGGCTCGGCCGCCGTCCGCTGTGACCGCGACGACGGAGTTCCTTGGGCTTGAGCGCGACGTCCGTGACGCGCTGCTCGCGCAGCTCCGGGAGGACTTGACGGCGCTGTACTCCGGCCCGGAGAACCAGGGGCGTCCGGCGCTCTTGCCGCCGGGCCTCGACTGGAAGCCGATCGGGCATACGTCCCGGGAGGCGGAGCTGATCGACCAGCGGTATATCGACCGGGAGGAGATCGCGGCGGTCTACATGATCCCGCCGCCGATGCTCGGGGATCTCCGCCGGGCGACGTTCTCGAACATCGTCGAGCTGCGCCAGATCGCGTACACGGACGGGCTCGGGCCGCCCCTGGTGATCATCGAGCAGGCGCTGACGGAGACCTGGCAGACAGTCGCGAGCGAGGTCGACGTGTACGTCGAGTTCGACTTCAGCGGGGTCCTGCGCGGCGACGCGCTCAAGGAGATCAACGCGATCCGCGCGGCGATCGCGACGGGGGTCCTGTCGCCGAACGAGGGTCGCGCGATCCAGAACCGCGAGCGGTCGACGGAGCCGGACGCGGACCGCCTGTGGATGCCGTACAACAACCTGTCTCCGCTCGGCTCGCCGCCGGATACGAACCGCGCCGCGCGGCGCGCTCCGGCGCAGCAGGACCCGCAGGCGCTTGCCCTTCCGGCGGGCGTCGCGGACAGGATCCGCCGGGACGGAACGATCGCGCCGGAGGGCGCGGCCCGCCCGGTCGAAGTCGTCGACACCAACGCCGAGGAGGCGATCGCGTGAGCGAGAGGACCGAAGCACCGGGCACGCTGCTCGGCTTGATCGAGAGCTACGTCTGGGCGATGGAGCCGCGGTCCCTCGCGACGCTCTGCCGCGCCGCGGAGGACGGCACCCTCGGGGCTGTCCTCGAACGCCAGCGGCAGGAGGCGGCCGAGATGCGGGCGGAGGCGAAGATGCTCGCAGAGGCGCTCATCGCGGGGACGCCGCTCGCGGAGGTTGAGGCGCTCCGGCGCGGCGGGCGGCCGCGGGCGATCAAGGGCGGGATCGCGACGGTCCCCCTGAAGGGCGTCCTCGCTCCGCCGCACCCGATCATGCAGCTGTTCTTCGGCCTGGAGCATCCCCTGGTCGCGTTCGAGCGCGACGTGAAGGGCGCGCTCGCGGACCCGGACGTCGGCGCGGTCCTCCTCGACCTCGACTCCCCTGGTGGCGTCGTCGACGGGATCCCGGAGGCAGCGGCGACGCTCCGCGCGATGCGCGGCTCGAAGCCGATCGTCGCGGTCGCGAACGGCATGGCCGCGAGCGCGGCGTACTGGCTCGCGTCGCAGGCGGACGAGATGTCCGTGACGCCGTCCGGCGCGGTCGGCTCGATCGGCGTGTACGCGACCCACCGTGACATGAGCGGCGCGGGGAAGCTGCAGGGCGTCGCGACGACGCTCGTCTCCGCCGGGAAGCACAAGACGGAGGGGAACCCCTGGGAGCCGCTGTCCGACGAGGCGCGCGCGGCGATCCAGCACGACGTCGACCACTTCTACAACCTCTTCACGGCGGACGTCGCGAAGGGACGGGGCGTCAAGCAGGCGGACGTCAAGACCGGGTACGGGGAGGGCCGGGTGATGAACGCGAAGGACGCGCTCGCGGCCGGGCTCGTCGACCGTGTCGAGACGCTCGGCGAAGCAGCGACGCGGCTCTCTCGCCGTGGCGCCGAGACGTCCACAGCTAGGGCCGAGGCGAACGAGCCGGAGCCGACTGAGACGGATGCCGAGGGCGAGGAGCCCGAGGTCGTGGCCGAGGCGGAAGCCGGAGCCGACGCCGAACAGGACCGCGAGGCGGTCATGGCGGCACTCGCGGACGGGATCGACCCGATCCTCGCCGGACGCGCGTTCGACAAGATCGGCGCGCTCGCCAACAACTAGGAGGACACGATCAAGATGGCAGTCCAGAACGGATCCCTCGACGCGCGGCTTCGCGCCGTGCGGGACGAGATCAGCGGCGCGCGTGAGGAGCGCGCGTCCCGCAGGACCGCGCGCGACGCGGCCCGTGACGCGTTCAGCAGCGCTGAGCATGAGGGCGCTGTCTCCAGCTGGCCGGAGTTCGGGGCCGCGCAGGAGGCGGTCAGGGCGCTCGGCGAGACGGAGGACCGCCTCGCGGACCTCCAGCAGACGGAGCAGGCGATCCTGAGCATGATGGGTCGCGACAACGCGCCCGTGACCGGGGCGGACGCGCAGCGGGCGATCGAGACGCTCGCGAACGCGCGCGGCTGGGACGGCCGGGCGCTCCTGTCCGCGGATGGCTCCCCGTACCGGGAGGCGATGGACCGCGGGCTGTTCAGCTCCACGAACAAGTTCGGCACGGTCTTCCTCGGGGAGATCGCCGGGCGCGACGACGCCGTGCGGTTCCTGTCGGAGCTGCCGGGCGGGACGCCGGGTCCCGTGACGTCGACGACGGCCGCGGTCGGTATCCCGCAGGACCGTCGGGGGATGCAGCCGTACCAGCTGCGTCGCCTGTCGTTCCTCGACCTGATCCCGACCGGCACGACGGACTCCAACTCGATCGAGTACGTCCAGGTCGCGAGCATCCCGGGGACGGCCGCGCCGGTCGCGGAAGGCGCGATCAAGCCGGAGCAGGGTCTGTCGCTCGTCGACGCGACCGCGGCGGTCCGCACGATCGCGGGCTGGATCAAGGTCAACCGCCAGGCCATGGACGACATGGCCGGGCTCTCGACGCTGATCAACACGCTCCTGCCGTACGACGTCCGCCGGAAGATCGAGGGCCAGATCCTCGCCGGGGACGGCATCGGGCAGAACCTCCGCGGGATCCTGAACACGCCGGGCCTGGGCGCTCCGACGTTCGTTGCCGGGGACAACCCCGCCGACGCGATCCTGCGCGCGATGACGGTCGTGATCCTGTCGGACGCGGATCCGAACTTCGCGGCGCTCCACCCGCTCGTCTGGCAGGACATCCTGCTGATGCGCGAGGCGGGCGCGGCCGGGACGCGGTCCGGGCAGTACCTCGCCGGTGGCCCGTTCGGGTCGACCGCCCCGACGATCTGGGGCCTGACCCTGACGACGTCGACCGTGATCCCGCAGGCGACGCCGCTCGTCGGCGACTCGATGGGCGCGACGCTCCTGTTCCGGGAGGGCGTCAACGTCAAGACGAGCGACTCCGATCAGGACGACTTCGTGCGCAACCGCGTCACGGTCCTGGCGGAGGCGCGCGTCGCGTTCCCGGTCTGGCGTCCGGCGTCGTTCGCGATCGCGGACCTGAGCTAGTCGACCGTGCGGGCCGGGACTCCGGTCCCGGCCCCGCGCTACTGAGAGGAGTCGCA